TAATCATACTGATGGAGTAACATCAGCAATACAAACCCAGCTTAATACAAAAGCAACAACAGGAAAATCTATAGCTATGGCTCTAGTTTTCGGATAAACATAGGAGAATAATATGGCAAATCCAAACTTAGTAAATGTAACTTCGATATATGCAAATAGCATAAATGGAGCTTTAGGTACTACAGTAACAACTGATTTATTAACTTGTGCAAGTAACAAGGTAATTAAAGTCAACACAATTATCATTGCTAACATTGATGGTACAAACGCAGCAACAGTAACAATGGGAATCATTAAAAGTGGTGGCTCAGTTGTATTGTTTGCAAAAACTATCTCTGTTCCCGCAGATGCTACCCTAGTTCTTATTGATAAGAACTCAAGTATTTATCTCGAAGAAGGAGATATTTTAGAAGGTGGTGCGAGTGCAACAGGTGATTTAACTTACACAATTAGTTATGAAGAACTAGACGACGCATAAGGAGATAATAAATGGCACATTTTGCAGAACTTAACAGCAGCAACGAGGTATTACGAGTAATTGTAATATCTAATGATGATGTGGCTGCCAATGGTGGCGATTTACATGCAGATGCAGAAACATTTGTTGCATCTATTGTTCCACATTCAACAGGCGGTACAGCTTGGAAACAAACTTCATATAATAGTAACTTTAGAAAACAATACGCAGGTATTGGTTTCTCTTACAATCCCTCTATAGATAAATTCATACAACCTCAACTCTATTCATCATGGTCTTTAGACTCTGATGGAAATTGGCAAGCACCAGTTACTTATCCAAGTGTTACAGAAATAAGTAGCTTACCCGTTATGATAACATGGGATGAATCTAATTTAAGATGGGAAGGAGAAACTATTGATTTAAGTAAAGCTCCTTCGATTACATATTTTGTATGGAATGCATCTAGTAAAGCTTGGAGCGAGGTCTAATCATGGCTGACCTTAATGGCGGAATACTTGGTAAAGAGAATACAATCACGCAAGCTGTAGATGGTGTAGATGCTGTAAGTGAAGAAATAACAACATTTAATTCAAGTGGTACTTTTACTGCTAACCCAACAACCTCAGCTGTTCAATATGTAATGGTAGCTGGCGGAGGTGGAGGTGGAGCTGACTATGCTGAAGCAGGTGGAGGAGCAGGTGGCTATCGTTCTTCAGTTCCTGGCGAATCATCAGGCGGAGGTGCTAGTGCAGAATCTTTAAGTCCTGTAACTGGTGGTTCTTCTTATCCGGTTGTTATAGGAGCTGGCGGTATTGCTGGAGTTTCTAATTGGTATGATGCTCCCTCACCAAATCAAAGTATTGGTGGATCTAATGGATCAAATACAACTTTTAATAACATCTCCTGTACGGGAGGCGGGGGCGGTGGAGGTAACACAACTCCTTCTCCATATGGTGGTGGACCTATAGTTAGATCAGGCGGATCAGGCGGAGGGTCAGATTGTCCCAGCCCAACTAGTTTTAAGGGATTAGGAGCTTCCGGACAAGGATATCCTGGAGGAACTGGTGGTGATAGCAGTAGTCCAAACAATGCTCAAGCTAGAATGGGTGGTGGTGGTGGCGGAGCTGGTTCGGCTGGTGCTTCAGTACCAACTCCAACATCAACACAACTCGGAGTAGCAGGGGGAGCAGGCGTAGCTTCATCAATTACAGGTTCTTCTGTCACAAGAGCAGGCGGCGGTGGCGGTTCTGTTAAATTTGGTTCTTATGGCGGCTCAGCTGCCAATGCTCCAGGACCAGGGGTAGGAGGAGCAGGCGGCTCTGGTGGTGGTGGTAGAGGTAGTAATAAGGGAGAAGGTCCGGGATCTCATCAAGTAGGAACTGCAAACACAGGCGGCGGAGGCGGAGGAGGTGGAACAGTAGCTCCCGCACCAAATGGCGGTCCTTCAGCACCTGGTGCATCTAATAAATCTGGTGGAGGCGCGGGTGGTTCTGGTGTAGTAATTATTAAAGAACCAGGTGTAGATGCCGTAGCAGCCGTAGCAGCATCAGCATCAGGTGTATGGAGTTTAGACGCTGTATACGAAAATGTGAAAGCAGGGACATGGGTGTAATATGCCAAGATTAATCGGAGCAGCACAATCAGTAACCGCAGTATCTCAAGATGCTGTTACAACTACATTTAATTCAAGTGGAACACTAACCACAGCACAATATACAACATCACTACAATACTTAATTATTGCAGGAGGAGGTGGCGGTGGTGGTCACCCTGTAGCTCCAACATATACTGTAGGCTCTAGAGGTGGAACTTCTTCTATAGCAGGAGCTCCTATTACAACTGTAGACACAGTAGGTGGTGGTGGGGGTGATACAGGTTATTTTACACCAAACCCCGGCACACAACCTGGAGGTTCAGGTGGAGGTGCTGGTAGATATGCTATTGGACAAGGAACAGCCAACCAAGGATATAACGGTGGTGATGGTGCAAGAGCAAATACTGTAGGAGCAGATGTATCTGGTGGTGGTGGTGGAGCAGGTTCTGTTGGTCAACCGTATCAACCTATAGGTGGCACTGTAAGAAGTGGAAATGGTGGTAACGGAGTTTCAAGCAATATTACTGGCTCGGCTGTTACTAGAGCTGGAGGCGGAGGCGGCGGTCAATACTATTTTGGTGCTGGAACTGTTGGTACTGGAGGTCCTGGAGGCGGTGGTAACGGAGGTAATGGGTCTAACACAGTTTCTTCAGGAACAACTAATACAGGAAGCGGTGGTGGTGGCTGGGCTACTAATATTACTGCTTTCCAAGACTTCGGAGGCGGAGGCGGAGCAGGTGGTTATCGAACTAATGTTCCGGGACAAACATCAGGTGGAGGTGCTTCAGCAGAATCATCTTTAACAGTTGTAGGAAGTACGGACTATACAATAACAGTTGGTGCTGGAGGAGCAGGAGCAGCAGATGCAGGTTCAGGTGGTTCTGGAGTAGTAATTACAAAACAACCAGCCGTTAGTATTACTCTTGCATCAAGTATGTGGGATTTAAGAACTGTATATAGACAAATTAAAGCAGACGATTGGATATAATTAAAACATACTTTTATATATGAATTTAAAATATTATTATTGGTACTTTCAATCCGTTATACCTGAAAGAATATGTGATGAAATTGTTCGTTATGGTAAAGAGCAAAACAAAGAAATGGCTATTACAGGGCATTCAAATGAACAGCCTCAAGAATTAACTGCTGATCAATTAAAAAATATACAAAAGAAAAGAAAATCAGATATTGTGTGGATGGATGAAAGATGGATATACAATGAAATACAACCTTACATACATGAAGCAAATGCTAATGCTGGTTGGAATTTTGAATGGGATTTTAGTGAAGCTTGTCAATTTACTGAATATAAAAAAGGTCAATTTTATGACTGGCATTGTGACTCATTTGAAGAACCTTATAACCAACCTGAAAATGTTAACACACATGGTAAACAAAGAAAACTTAGTATGACTGTATCACTTACTAATCCTGAAGAATATGAAGGTGGTGACCTGGAGTTTGATTTTAGAAATACAGATGAAGGCTCACAACCTAGAATATGTGAAGAAATAAGAAAGAAAGGAAGTGTTATTATATTCCCATCTTTTGTTTGGCATAGAGTCAAACCAGTAACAAAAGGAACCCGACACTCCTTAGTGTGTTGGAATTTAGGATACCCATTTAGATGAGCTTCAAGAAAGATAAATATCAAGTAATAAAAGGAGCAATCTCAAAAGAGTTAGCAGATTTTTGTTATCAATACTTTTTAAACAAAAGAGCAGTAGCAAGACATTTGTTTGATAACAAATACTTATCACCATTTACTGAATACTTTGGAGTTTGGAATGACAGTCAGATACCAAATACTTATTCACACTATGCAGATATCGTAATGGAAACTTTATTACAAAAAGTAAAACCTGTAATGGAAGAACAGTCAGAAATTAAACTTACCGAAACATACTCATACGCTAGAATCTATAAAAAAGGTGATGAATTGAAAAGACATAAAGACAGATACTCTTGTGAAATATCTACTACTATGCACTTAGGTGGAGATGAGTGGTCAATATATATAGAACCCGATACTAAAATAAATTTAAAACAAGGTGATATGCTTATGTACCGTGGTTGTGAATTAGAACATTGGAGAGAACCTTTTGAAGGTGAGAATTGTGGACAGGTATTTTTACACTACAATGATACGAGTGGTAAAGATGCTAAACAAAATAAATTTGATAGTAGATCTATGATTGGATTACCTTCATACTTTAAAACATAAAAAACCCGCTATGTAGCGGGTTTTTCGTTTGTTGAACCATCATCTGGGTTCTCTAAACTTGATGCAAGTCTATTGGTATAACCTTCTCTAGCTAGAGTCAATCTATCTAGTTGCCTTCTGAG